ATATCCGGCGTAATCATGTAGCCGCCATCGGGATCGGTGCCAGCCGAAAGAGCCTTGAGCTCGTCAACCTCGTAGCCGCTCGCATCGCCCTTCCGGATAAAGCGCAAAGCAGCCTCGCGGTGCTTGAGCTCCACTTCCGTCATCTCGCGCTTTTGGCCATCCACGCCGGTGGTTTCGGGCCGCCGATCCTTCAGGCGCATTGCGTCCAGCTTTTTGCCCATATCGGAGAGGGCATTGTCCAGCTTGCCCACGCGCTCCGAGAGAACGGGGTCAACCGATCCGCCCGCCTTGATGGCCTTAAGCTCATCATCCACGCTCTTGCGATGCTCCGCCGCCGTGCGCTGGAGCTCCTCAAGGGCGCTCTTGATTTCAGCGGTCTCCCCGCCGTTGCCGCCGGAGGCGTCCTTGCGCTCCAGAAGCGGGCCAGCAATGCCAGCGCGCTGGAGGGCGTTAATCGAATGCTTCATTATGCAATTCCCTTCATTTTTGCAGAGGTTTCGCGGATCATATCCGCAATGCTTTTGCCGCTTTCACCGCCCTCCCGGCGTGATCCAAGCCGCGATTTCGCGCCTTCGAAGCCGTGGATCGCCACCAGCTTCGCAAACGCGCCGGGCGCACCTCCCTCGCGGAGTATGCGCTCAATGTCGGTAATCGAGAGATCGCCTTTCACCGCGTCAACGGTTGCCATCTCGTTCATGGGGAAGGTCACAATCGAAACTTCCCACAAATCCAAATCAAGGAGTTTCCGCACGCCTTGCTCTTCATCATATTGAGCCTTGATCGTGCGGTATCCAATGCTCATCGCGTCCAGCGCGCCCTCGCGCATCAGGGTGAGCGTCTCCTTGGCAAGCTGGATCGGGTTTTCGCCGGAGGCAAAGAGCTTGCCGCGCACTTTGAGGCCGCGCTCATCCTCCTCCATTGCAAGCCACTTGCCCACCACCTTGCGGGTGTCATGGTCGCGGAGCATCTTAATTTGCGAGAGCTTGCGCTCCTTGAGCGTGCGGCGAAAGGCTCCGGCCATCACCATATCAAGCCCGCGATCCACGTTGCCGAACGTGGAGCCATAGCCCTCAAACTCGCCATCATCGGAGAGCGCCTTGAGCTGGATCGCCACCGCGCCAGCCTTGGCCGCGAGGAGCGGAGCTTCCTTGATGCCGTGGATGCGCTGGAAATTCATGTGCCCGCCTCGCCTCATTTGCGGCGGCTATAAACCGAGAAGGGCGGTTGATGCAATCGCGCGATCAAATCGCGGTGAGATGCTCCATGAGGCGTGAGCCTATCCACTCCGTATAGACCGGAGGAATTGCGTTATATAGATCGCCCGTCACCCCTGCCTTGCGGCTTGCTCCGCCTGCCATCGGTATCCACGGAGTGCCTTGAGCTGCGCGAAACTTCTCCGCCGTGCGCCCCTCTCCGCTCCAAGGATTGTAAACGCCCCGATGGTTGCACGAGGGGAATAGTGCGAAGCATGGAAAGCTAGTTTCAAAATAGCGGTGCTTGATAATCTCCAGCCCAAAGAACGTGCCGCAGAGTTTGAGATCGCCACGGATCGGAGCTCCCTCCACGTTTTCGATCACATAAGGCACGCCCACCTCTTTGAGCATCTCGCGGGTTTGAGGGATGAGATCGGCGTGCTCAATCCTATCCCCTCCCTGCCTTCCCCAATTCGCTTGTTTGCGAGAGTGAACTTGGCATGGGGGGGAGGCGTGGATCGCGTCAAACGAGCGTAGGAAATCCATCTCCAGAGCGAGACAATCGCCCTTGACGAACTCCGCCGGATAGTTGGGTTGCGGGTAGTGATCCACGCCCACCACCTCAAACCCGGCGCGGATGTAACCCATGCCAGCGCCACCGGCTCCGCAATACAAATCAAGGAGCCTCACGCTTCGCGGCAGCTTGCCGGGCACATAGAAAGCGGCCGCCGGTGGATGGGACAAGGATCGTCCTCCTCATCCTCATCCGGATCATCGCAATCATCAAAATCCGGCACATCGGCAAACTTAGCCTCACGTGCTGCGATGATCTCCGCTTGCTGCGCTGGAGTGAGGGCATCCCATTCCGCCTTTTCGCGAGCTATTTCCGCCCTCGTTTCGGCGAGGAGGCGCTCCTCATCCTCTCTCATGAAATCGCCAATGGAGGTGAATTGATCGCTCATGCCGCGCGCTCCGTCTCTGGAGCCGCGTAGCGCGGGAGGAAACAATCGGTGAGCTTGCCGGTCCTCCGGTCAATGTGACCAATAACGCCCCACACATCATGAACGAAATTGAAGCGATCCGCGCCAAGTAGCTCATCCAGCTTGAGCGGTGTGCCGTTGGCATGGCACGCGGTTAAATCCATTGTGAGCGAAAGGCGGTCAACGCTTGAGCCTAGATCAGCGGCGACGATCTCCGCGCGCTCCACGATCTCGTGGATGGTGGATGCCTCTTGAGCGGTAACTTTGAAATTGATTGTCATGGGTTCAGCTCCCTTGTTGGTGAGGGAGCATTGCCACAGAATAATGTGGCGCGCAAGCCTATTTTATCACGTTGCCGCCGATGATCGGATTGTGGAGGATCGCGCACCGGCAATTGATGATCTCACCGGGTGGGCCAGAGGGATCGCCGGGCATCATGAGGCTCGCGCCGCCCACGTCGAACGGCTCATCAAGGCCAACCTCTTGGCCGTCCGCTTGGGCATGGCTCGCGCGGGTGCGCGCATCCTCTGCCGCCGCCCACTCCTTGACGATCTCCAGGCCGGTGGAGCGCGCGGCCTCATCGGCCCCCACGGTTGAGGCGGTGTGCATCTCCGTTCTCGCAATTCGCGCCGCGCTGGAGGCGGAGATCACCTTGCCGATCCGCTCCCGGATGAGCTTCACGGTGCCAGCCTCACCCGTTCCATCGGCGAGGCTCTCATCAAGCACTCCGCGCACCTTCTCCTTGAGCGATTTGGAGATCGTCACCGCGCGATCCAGAGCGTGGAGTTTCACCCATTGGCGGATCACCCGCTCAAACGTCTCGCGCGCATCCTTGATCTCAAGGCAATCCTCCGGCCCACCGCGCACCGGGCCAAGGCCCTCCGGCAATCCGGGATAGTAGCTCTTGGCCACATCGGAGAGGCGCTCCAGTGTGCGGCCGCCAAAGATCAACGCGGTTTGCAGCATCCGCCGCTCAATCACCTCTGTGATTGCAGGCCGGTGATCATCCACGAGCTGGAGCATCGCGCTCTCTGCCCCGTAGTGATAGCGGCTCGCGATGGTGGAGGCGATGCTCCGGATCACCTTGGCGAGATCGCGCTCCGCAAGGCCCTCTTGCCGCACGAGGAGGCGGTTTTGCTTCACGAGCTCGCGGGTGCGCTTGGCGCTCATTGCTCCTCGCCTTGATCCAGCCCCTTGGCGGCCGCGTGCCACATTCCCGGCCAATCCACCGCGAGCCGCGCCTTGATCACCATCTCGCGGCCTTGGCGCTCGCTCGTGAGATGGAGATCGCCCACCTTCACGCCATTGAGAAAAACCGGATCGCCCGGCGGATTAGAGGCCATCGGCCGGGAGCTCCGGAGGAGTTGGAGCCGCGCCGCCGGGCTGGAAGCCCGCCTCATCAAGCGGCACCATCGCGCCAGGCACGAGGATCACGGAGCCGGGCTTGTCGGTTGCCGGTGCATAGGGTTCATAGCCCACCGCATCGCGCTTCTCATCCAGCGAGAGGAAGCTCGCATCCTGCACCCGCTTCCATGCCGCCTCGCGCTCCACGGAAAGGGCGTCCACCTGATCAACGTCATAGCCGATCCGGAGGCCGGGATAGGTGGGCTGGAGCCAATTCGACAAGGCATCGCAAATCCGGTCAAGGAGCGGGAGAACGCTTTGCCGGTGGAAAGCGCGGTTGGCCTCCGAATAATTGGAATAGGTGTTATCGCCGGGAATGCCCAAGAGCATCGGCGGCACGCCAAAGGCGAGCGCGATCTCGCGCGCGGCCTCGCGTTTGCCAAGCACGAACTCCATCTCACGCGGGCTCATGCCCATCGCCTGCCACTCAAGGCCGCCCTCAAGGAGGAGCGGTTTACCTGCGTTTTTCGGGCCGGAGTGGTTTTCCTCAAGCTGGCCCTTGAGCCGCTGGAATTGCTCATCGGTGAGAGCGCCATCGCTATCGGCCGCGCCCTTGTAAACGAGCGCGCCGGAGGGTGAGGCGGAGTTGTCGAGCAAAGCCTTGTTATAGCCGCCCGCCGCGTTGTGAACGTCAATCGCAAAGGCGGCCGCGCTCACCGGGCTCATCCCATACCAATCATCAAGCGGGTTGAACTCGCGCACGTGCATGATGGGGAGTTGCGATCCCGGCCCCGCATCCATCTCAAAGCGATAGGATGAGCTGCCATCAACGGAATAGGTCCAAGCCTCCGGATAACCGCGCCGCCCGGCAATCGCCTTCATCCGATCCGGCCGGAGTGCATAGAGCTCGCGAATGTCGCCATCCAGCTCCACGCCCTCAAGGAAGGCATCGCCCGCGATCTTGAGATAGGCCACGAAAGCATCCACGAGCTCCGCGCCGCTCTGCCACGGGTTTGGCCGCGAGAGCACCTTGAGAAAGGGATGATCCGGCACCTCCTTTTTGCCCACATAGGCCAGCAAGGGGATCGCGGCCGCGTTCTCCGCAAGGAGCCGGATTGACCGATAGGCCACCACGTTTTGGGTGTAACCCTCCTTGGAAAAGCCGCGATAATCGCGTGAGCTCCAGACCGGGCGGCCCACCCGGCGCACGGAGATGAGGGGAGCCACCGCGCTATCTTTGCGAGAGAACAGGCCCCCGATGCGATCCCGCCAATTCATGCTCACAACCTCCTCACCGATGGCTCTCCGGCTCCCTTAGCGGAAAGCTCCGTGATTGCCCACACCAAGGCATCCGCGCGATCCGGCGAACCCTCGCCAATAAATCCCTTGGTAGTCATGGCGCAAAGTTGATCCTCCAAATCCGGGAGCGCACCCACGTGCGAAATCTTGCCCTCCTCGTAAAGGGCGGAGATCGGCTCCGCGCGTGCGATCTTGCCCCGGCTGGCACGCACCTCCTTGAAGGGCACGCTTGCATCCACCGACTTGATCACGTGCTTGACCATCGCGCCGCCGAAATTGACCTCCGCCACGATCCGATCCGCTTGGAACTCGTGATAGGCGGCCACGGCTCGCGCGCCCCATCCAGCCGGTGAGAGGTTGCAGGAATAATCGGCGAGCACATACCACCGCGCATCAACGCCAAGCCCGGCCACGATAATTCCAATATCGTCATTCGTGTTCTCGCTGTCTCCGTGGGTGCCGGAGGGATCAACGGCCACCACCACGCGCACGAGATCGGGCACCCGGCCAAGCGCCACCCGCTGCAAGTCGAGGCCCTCCAGCGTCCAGAGCGCGCCATCGGTAGAGGCCGCCCACTCGCCATCACGAAACCGCTTTTGTTTGGCCGCGCTCATGCCGTCCAAAATCTCAAAGTAATCCTCCGCGATGTTCTCGCGGTTGTCGTCTGGATTGATCCGCATCTCCGCATATTGCGTAGGATCGCCCACCGCCTCGCGGGTGCCGGGCTTCAATTTCTTGATGAATAGATGATAGGTCCAATGGAGCTTGGTGGTGGGATTGCAATCGAACCACGCGCGGAGCTTGAGGCCGCTCTTTTCAGCGAGGCGCGAGAGTGCGGTTTCCACCGATCCCCAAGGCACTTGAGAGCACTCGTTAAAGAATACCGTTGAGAACTCCATCCCAAGGATTTTATCAACGCGATCCTTATCATCCAGCCCGCACATCACGACTTGCGAGCCATTGGGGAAGGTGATCGTTAATTCGGAAATCCCCTCCTTGTAGGGCACGCCGGGAAAGCACTTTGCCATCACATCCTTGAAGGTTGCCCACGTGGAGCCCTTGATGGCGTTTCGCCGAAACCGGAAAATCGCGTGATGTGATCCAGGCGCGCGCATGGCGCGGATCGCGATGCCACGGCAAATCAGGAAGGTTTTTCCAGAGCGTGAGCCGCCACGGAGGAGGGTATATTTGTGCCGCGAGAGGAGCTTGTTTCCCTTGCGCTGCGCCTTGGTCAGCCGGAAATCAGCGCGATCCGGGATCAAGATCAGAGCTCCGCATCATCGCCGGAGATCGTGATATTGATGGCCGATCCATCGAACTCATGCACCGATCCCGGCCGCACGCGATGAACCACGTTGAGCAGAAAATCCACCTTCTTGGCGGAGACGGCATAGGCCGCATCTTTGGAGACGCCCTCCGGCACCTCCTCCATCATTGCCATTTGGTGGGCGCGCTTGAGGAGCACCTCCTTTTGGCACGCGAGGCCATGATCCAGCTCCTCGCGATAGTGCCGGTCCAAGGTGTCAACCGAGTAACCGCCGCCGAAAGCGTCATTGAGGGCGCGCGCGATCTCGGCTTGAGGCATCCCGTAACCGGCGAGGCGCTTGACCACCAAGGCCGCCTCCCCGCTTCGCACGTGGGCCGGGTTGCCCGATCCAGGCGAACCTTTGACCGCGCCCCGGCTGTCTCTCTCTGGATTGATACGCTCCGGCATGGCCGTGGGTATATCCTGCCCTCCGGTTAACCGCAATTGTCCACTGATCGGAAAGGTGGCCGCGCCAGAATGGCGGCATGGATCACGATCTTGAACGGTGGCGAGCGCAAAGGCTGGAGCGAGATCGGCGGCTCGTGCTCGCGATCTTAGCGCGCGAGCGGAGGGAGCGAATTAGAGGAGGCGGCCTTGCAGCTCCACCGCAAGCGCGCCCCGGCGAGGGCGCTCCTTGATCTCGCGCTCTGGAGCTGCGCGCTCCGCCGGGCGATAGCGAGCCTCCCTCACGCGGCTGTCACGATCCCACCGGCACCAATGGCAAACGAGGCCAGCGCGAGGCTTGGGTTTCTCAATCATCGGCCGGGCCATCCCGCAAGGCGCGCTCTATGGCCACGAGCGCCGGGCCGATCCAGACATTGACGAAACCGGAGCGGATCGAATTTGCAGAGTTACGCCATGCCGGGCCTTGATCCTCCACCGCTTTGGCCAAGGCTTCACGTGCGCGCTCGCTCATCAATAGCAATCCTCATCGCAGCTCTTGCAAATATCGGTGGTCGTTACCGTGCGCCCCTTGCTGTCGGTTGAGAAGCGCACCGGCACGATCCATGCACCGCAACCGGGGCAATGATCCAGCCTCATGTTGTCCGCGATATTGACGGCCGCCACCTCGTGCCAAGGAACAGCATCCAGCTCAAGCCCGGATCGCAGCTCGCCGGAGATCGTAACCACATCGATCTGTCCGGTGGCATCCGCGAAATCGGGCGGCTCGCCGTTGGTGCGGATGTAGCCATAAGCATCAAGGAAAGTCTCAAGCGGCCACTCAAGCCCATCATGGGAGATCATCATCGCCTCCTCCTCCTTGCTCCGCTATCTCTCCAAGCGAGTGTGCCGCGCTTGATGCGCCCATAGATCGCCATGAGATCGGCGGCCATATCCCGCCAATCGGAGCGGGTGCGGCGGAGTTGTTGATAGCGGCGCGCGAGCCGGGCTTTTCGTGCTGCCTTCCTCCGTGCCGGGCTCATGGCCGGTTGTCCAGATAGGCGGCGATGGCCGCGCCGATCATCGGCCGGATGCTCTCCGCGTTGGCCTCACTCATCGGCGCGCACCGGCCTCCATGCCATAGCTCATTGAGGCGGCACCGCTCCGCATCATAGGCCAGTGTTGCGAGCTGGAGGGCGCGGTGATCCAGTGTCGCGGATGGAGCGTTGGCAGGCCGGTGGCGGCCAATTGCGCGGGAGATTGCCTCGCCGATGGCGTCCGGATCGTGGAGCGGTGGGAATATCACGCAAACGCGCACTCCCTCTCCGGCATCATCTGTCACGCTCTTTGCACCGCGCAAAAACTCATCAAACTCCACGCTCTCCGGAGCGTAGCCGAGAGCCTCAACGGCTTCGGCGGATGAGAGGTTGGCGTGATCGCCCTTGGATTGCATCCATTCCCGGCCGTGGGCGTAGGGTGTGAGGGTTGGTTTGCTCATGGGTTTTCAGCTCCCTTTGAGTGGGTGCCCGGTGCCGCGAAACAGGGGGGAACACGGCACCGGGCATAAGACCGGCGCTAGGCCGGGAGGCGGATATTGAGTTGATTGGCGATGGCTTCAATCTGCCGGAAAGCCTTAAGGAGCGGCTCGCGCTGATCGCCGCTCGTGGCTTCTCCGCCATCGATCAGCTCCACCGTTTCGGCGGCAAGCGTGCCGGTGATCTTTTCCAGCGCGGCGGAGTGATCGCCAAGGGCGGTGTGATGGGCCTCCAGCCGTGCGGTGAGATCGGTGATGAGCTTGTGGATTTCCTCCAGAGCCTCGCCATCCTTGAGATGGCCCTCAAGATCGGCCACGTGCTCCGCGAGCTTGGCCTTGTCGCTCTCCAGCGCACCCAGGCGCGAGAGGATCGCGGTGAGATCGGTTGAGGGATCGGCGGCTTTTCCAGTTGCCATTGTCGTGCTCCTTGCGTTGATGGGCGGCGAGACATTGCCACAAATTGGTGTGGCGTCAAGGTTCTTGATCGCCGGGAGGTTTGTGCCGCGCATCCTCCCACTCCAAGGCGGCCTTGGGCAACTCTTGCTCCAGCCGGGAGAGGCGCGAGCCTTTCACCGGATCGCCGATCCACTGGCCAGTGAACAACGCCACAACCGGATGAACGGTGCCAACTATCTGGAGGATCACCGGCGCACCGTTGGCGATGGCTTCGCGCTCCTCGCGTGATGGCGTCCAAGCCGAGCGCATCACGTTGCCCCAAATCGCATCATGGAAATCGCTGATCTCCAGCGAGGAGCAATCCTCCTCAAGCGTGCCGGAGGGCCTGCCTAGCACCCGCGTGCATGGCATGATCTTGATCGGCTCCATCACTCCACCTCCGCGCGATAGCGGAGCACATCATAGCCGCTTGAAGGCTTGGCCGGGTTAAGGCTCCAGTTGATGCTTTGAGCCGTCCAAGGATCGGATGGCTTGGTGCCGTTGCGGAGCTCCACGTGGCACTTGGCTCCCTTCCGGTTGAGGGCCGGTGGAATGTGGCCGGGATTTTCCCTCCAGCGCGGCGCGGCCTTCACTGTTCCGGCTCCGGATAACCGCCGTGCGATGGGCGGATCAAAACACGGACATAGGCTAAATCTCGCGTGGAAATCCGCTCCTTGGTTTTGCGGATAGTGCTCTCAACTTGCTCCGTGAGGCTTGGGCCGATCTCCGAAATCTCATCAAACCGGATCACGCCATCGGCACCAACAGTGCCGCGCACCACCACCGAAACATCCGCACCGGCTGGATCGATTGCGGTGAACTCCCGCGCCCTCAACGCTTCCACATCGGCAAGCCGCCGCCGGAGCGCCGCCACCTCATCATCGCGCCGCCAAATCATCACGAGGCGCACCACCTCAATCACGATCAGGAAAAGCACCAAGAGCGAGATCCACCATCCGCTCCAGCTCAAGAACGATCCCATAGCTTCCTCCATGCCTCTTTGAGATTTTGCCATTGGCGAGCGAGGCGCACCCGCAAAACGGCAAGCCGGAGCATCCTCCGGCACATCGGACAGTCCGCGCGAAGGCCGGGAGGCCCATCACAAACCGGGCAAGGCTTCCAATCCATCACGGCTTTTCTCCCTCGCGCGCGCATATGCTCCGCTCTATGTGAGCATCGGTGAGCGCCTTCCTCTCTGCAAGATCATCCTTCCAGCCTTGGAGCGTCCATTTGACGGTTGAGCCGTCGAGCTTTGGCAGGATGGTCCGGCACTCGTAACCAAGGGCGATTTCTTGGGGAGAGAGCTCGCCGAATTGGCTTTCCGGGAAGGTGCCCTCACGGATGGCCTTGCACCGATCCTCAAAGAGACGTTGCCGCCGATCCATCACGATCCGCTTGGCCTTGGCGTGGAGCACCTTCTCCGGATAGGTGAACTCATCGGCGATGCGGAGAAGCTCCGCCGGAGTTGGCATCCACTCCAGGGTGGCGAGGGCGCGATCACCGGCATAGGAGAGCGCGGCGATAGGCATCCCGGTGAGGGCCTTGCGGTAAAGGCCAAGCTGGAGCTTGCCTTGATCGTGCGAGACGCGCGGAGCCTTGAGGATCGCAGCGAGAGCGCCGATCACCTTCCTCACATCCTCGTGGGTGGCGCGGATCGGCTCCATGAGCGATGATCCCGCGATCCGCTCCGTGAGAGCGAATTGCTCCGGCGAGAGATCGCGCTCGCTTCCCACGGTGAGGAGGAAGCTCGCCTCACTCGCTGCAAGCGTTGAACAGGCCGGAGCCACCGTTGCGAGATCGGTTCCCATAGTCATCACCTTTCAGCTCAAAAATGCCCTTCCACCCACGCTCAATAGATTGCTCAATCACGGCCGTGGGATCGTGGCCATGCTTGGATTGGAACTCCTCCAGCTTCTTGAGGATGAGCTTTTCAGCGTGCGGAGTGAGGGGAGCCTTGAGCTTGATCCGGTGGGCACGGAAAGCCTTGAGCACGGTTTCGGACACCAAAGGGGCTATGGGGTTACTCCCCTCCTCTCCATCCTCCATCCTCCCCTCCTCTCCATCTGCGGAGGTTTTACCGAACTGGTGGGGAACTGGTGGGGAACTATCCGGAGTTAAGCCAACGTAAATTCCGAACTCAACCGGCATAGGATTTATGTCATTTGGCTTCTTAGGCCGTTGATGTAAGCGGAAATTTCTGATTGCCGCATACTCTTTGCCGTCCATCATGTAGCGCCGGATGGCATCGGCTTGGCACAACTCTTGCAGTAGCTCTTGAATGTCCACAACATCCATTGGAAAGAGCCGCATCTTGAGCGTGACGGGCTTCCAAGGGAATGTGCCCTTATCATCGGCCTCAACGCCAAGGCCAAGGAGGAGGAGCCGGGCATGGGCGCTCACCTGCACAAAACTCTCATCGGTGAAAAAGCCGGGATGGATCGAACGGATGCGGCTCATTCAACCCTCCATGCGCGCGATCCCTCACCATCAACGCGCACCACGAATTTGACACCGTGAGAGCGGCCATATTTGGAAGCCGATGCACGGAGCACATCCGGAGCCACATCGGCCTTGAAGCTGTCGCCAACCTGCATTGAGGGCCAAGGGTATTTCATCGGCCTGCCAACGCTCTTGCCTACGCCCCTCCCATCGGTGATGGGCACATCCTTTTCAATCTGGATCATGGAATTGTTCCTCCGCCTTTTCTCTTTGTGTTAAGTCGCGGTTTTACGCAATAGCGTTTCTTCGCGAATAGGCGCGGAGCGTGAGGCGGCCGGTGGTTATCATCCTCCGGCGAATGTGCGCCACTATATCCGGAGTGATGCCCTCGCATGGCAGAGCGACCAATGAGGCCACCCTCCGATCATCCGCATAGATGGGGATCGCCCGGCGGATGGCGTGATAGGTGTCGATGTAGATGGAGTGCTTGACGCCCTCCACGGTCTTGATAGTGATCAAATCGCTCAAGGGCTTCCTCCCAAGGGCTTGCGGTTTCAGCTCCCGCAATGTGGCCATCCTCCCCCGTGGAGGGTGGCCATTTGCTTTAGTGGCATCCACATAAGGATGTGGCAAGTGATCTATTTCCGTGGGAAACGCTTTCACGAGAGAGCGGCCTCCGCGCCCACTGATCGGATCGCACCGGCGAGCACTTGTGCGACGCTTGCCAGGCTCTCAACAAGAGCTATCCTCTCTCCAACCCACCGGAGCATTGGCACCGCGATGCTATTCCCAAGCATCTTTTGCCTCCTCCTATCTGGCATCACCCCCCCCCGCCATGGGGCGCGAGTATAGTCCACCGGGAAGCCAAAGACGCGCTCAACCTCGTTGATATGGAGGCGGCGAGGATCGCCATAACGCGCGGTGGCATTGAGCTCATCAAATAGGTCTATGCTTCCTTGTCCAACGCGCGTGCTAATTGTGTGGAGAGCTTTCTCCCCCTTTTGATACCGTGGCGCACCACGGAGGCCAAACGTCTCGCGCTCAAAAAGCACCGCTCCAGCTTTTCTCCAGTCTCCAAGAAATCCGACAATGAGGACACGCTCGCGCCGTTGGGGAACGCCGAAGAATTGAGCGTCAAGAACTCTGTAGGCGAACCCATACCCGAGCGTTGCCAGCGCCCCCAAGATGGCTCCAAATGCCCTTCCTCCGTCATTCGACATAACGCCGGGGACGTTTTCCCAAATGAACCAGCGGGGGCGCTTTCGATCAACAAGGCGGAGGAACTCCAAGGATAGGTTGCCACGTGCTCCACCCATGCCAGCGCGGAGCCCGGCAACGCTGAAATCTTGGCAGGGTGTTCCTCCGATAAGAAGGTCAATTGCTCCATAATCATCAGCTCCAATTGTGGTGAAATCGCCGTGGATGAGCACATCCGGATAGTGGTGAGCGAGCACCGCGCGAGGCCCCGGATCAATCTCCGAATAGGCCGCCGCCTCCCATCCCATCGGCTTCCACGCAACTGTTGCGGCGGATATTCCCGCGCAAACATCAAGGTAACGCATTAACTTTCACGCGCTTTGGCCGCTGCCAGGCGCACCCCACACTTGGCCAGCTCCGTGGCTCCATAGATGAGTTGCTCCCAAGAAACGAGGTGAGCCGCGCAATTGCGATCATCACGGCGCTCCGCAATGATCATCACGCCGGAGTGATCGATTTGAGCGCGCACGCGGATCACCTTATCGGTGCATATGTCGCACTCCGTGGCGATGGCTTTGAGGGTTTCAATCATAGGTTTTCAGCTCCCAAGAGGTGGCAGGAATGGATTTGCGATCCGCCAAGGCGGCATGATCCGTTGCTCGTGGAGGAGGTGATCAAGGATCGCCACCGCCTCCGCCTGATCGTGCCCATCAACGGCAATGCCAAGTTGCTCGCACCGTTGCTCCGCCCACCTCTTGAGCTGGAATGGCGAGGCTCCCTTGCGCTCCTTGGATGGGCCAAGGAAGGTGGTGCGCCAATCAAAGGCATCCACGCTCACCGTGGCGATGTTGCGGATGTGGCCGATGCTCTCAATGTGCGCCACGAGGCCATAGAGGGCGATCAGCTTGGGCACCTTGTCGCGCCCGGTGAGGATCGGCGTTTCGTGGGCAAGGATCGTGATTTTGCGCTCGCGATCTATGCGCCCGATCTCGCGATGAAGCCCTATGAAGGCAAGCGGCCGGTTGTGGATGCCGTCTGCCAGCTTCCACGATCCGGAGAGTGGGAGGGGATCGCCCTCATCCCATAGCGCGAAGCCACAGGATGAGAGCGATTGATCCAGAGCGAGAAAGCGCCTCACGTAGTCTCCAGCTCGCTTGTGGGTGCATCCTTGAGCGGGATCATGAGGCCCTCAACGCCCTCCGCAATATCCACGAGATCGCGGCGCACGCCGATGCCGAGCGGCTTGAGCAAGCCGAAAAAGCTCCGGAGCCATTCGGATTGCATCTCATCGGAGAGGGTGGAGAGGTTGGCCGCCGCCTTGGCCGCGCCCTTGTTTACGTGGCAATCGTCCTGCACCCGCTTCCACGCGGCGCTCTTGTCGCCGTTGGCCTTGCTCGTGCGGGTGGAGAGCGTGGCAATATCATCCTTGATGAGCTTGGCCGCCGCTTCAAAGTCCGGAGCCGGTGGGCCATTGCCCTTGTTCTCCGGCGGAGTGGCCGGTTTCTTCTCCGGCGATCCGGCCGGTAGTTTCATGGGAGCTTGCTCGCTCATGTTCTTCTCCAGTGCGGCCGGGTGGTGAGCTGGAGGCGGCCGCCTTCCTCCAGCCGAAAAGATCACTTGCGCTCCGCCTTGATCCCATCGGCGGCATCGCAGAGGGCGGAGAGCGTTTTCCACCGTGGGCTCCAGTCCGGGCTTTCCACGCCCGCCAAGGTGTTTGCGTGAACATTGGCGCGGCGCGCGAGCTCTGCCTTGGATATGCCGCACCGGGTGATCGCGTCTCGCACATCATCCGGATGCCTTCGCGTGTTATTGTCCACTGATTTACTCCTATGGCGGTGAGCCGATCATCGGCCGGAGGTTCGGATCGCGCCCACTCCGCGATCTTGGCGAGGATGAAGCCGGGGAAGCTCATGCCGCCGTCCCCTTGCTTATCCACGCATAGACGCGCGGAGGGCAAACATCGCTTTCCGCCTTGCCCTCGCAATTCGCGCCGCGCTTGGCCTCGCAATTCACATCCGGGCACGCCACGCGATCAATCGCCGGGTGGCGCGGATGGGGAAGGGTGGAGGGGAGCATCGCATCATGATGCTCCTTGGCTTCGCGCCAGAGATCATAATCCCAATCGATGGAGAAACG